GGTTTTAATTGTAGGCACCATTTAGGGTGGATTTTAGAAGAACTCGCATACGAAATGCGGCCAGACTTGAAAAAAAATATTGAAAAATAGTTTGATATTAAAAATATTGCTTTATCTTTGAAGTGCGTTTGTACGAGAGATGCAAAAAGATACTAAGGTTATAACCTAAAGGGGTCAGTTCTCGTACAGCTGGTCCCTTTGAAATATAAATGTACGATGAACAAAGTAACGTTAAAGAAAACCATCGCCGCAAGACAGAACGGCAAAGACATCTTAACGGGCGAGTGCCTTGAAACAGATGTGTGTTTGATGGATACCGACAGGATTCATCCAAAAGCAAGAGGAGGTACTTATACCCTTGAAAACACAAGGGTACTTCATCCGGTAACTCACATGATGCGTCACGGCAACTTCCGTGAGCGTACTCCAGAACTTGAAGAACTGAAGATCATGATTGACGGACGAGAACATATCCGTAAGTTTGTGAACTCGCTGAATAACCGCCTGCTTGCATCAAAACGCAGGACAGATAAACTTGACACTATCACTCAGGACTGGATTAAGTCTCAGATAAAAGAAGCTCAATCGCAGTTAGGTAAGACGGACCGGAGGATTGAGAAGTATATGAAGTCATTGGATATGCCTATTGTTCATTCTGCCCTTGCTATCCGTGGATTAGGCCCGATTACGGTCGCCTATCTTCTGACTTATATTGATATTCGTAAAGCTGAGTGTGCTTCTGCTATGTGGTCTTATACCGGACTTGACAAGCCGTCACATGAACGCTACACGAAAGGCGAAGCCGGTGGAGGTAATAAAACGCTCCGCACAGTCCTTTACACTACGGCAGATTCAATGATTAAAACCAGGTCAATCTACCGTGATGTTTATGATGCCGAAAAGAGAAAACTTGAGGCAAGTGAACGCATGGTTAAAAGCCGCAACACTCAGGGTAAACTCATTGAGTGTATGTGGAAGGATACAAAACCCTGCCATCGTCACGGGGCGGCCATCCGTAAGCTGATAAAACATCTTCTTGCTGACTTCTGGTTCGTCTGGAGAACCATTGAAGGATTGCCGACACGCCCGCTGTATGTTGAGGAATACCTTGGTCATACCGGAATTATCAGACCGGAAGAAAGAGGATGGATTTATTGAGGATAAGATTCATTGAATTTAAGATAACCATGTATTGTAAGTGATTCAAGAACTTCAAGATAACCATGGAGTCGAAGTGATCTATTGCATTCAAGATACCCAAAATAGTAAAGTGATTCATGAAGCGGGAGACAACCATGAAGAAGAAGTGATTCAGTGATAAAAAGACAATCATTGCTGAAAAGTGATCCATTTGCGCCAAGACAACCATCGGATGGAAGTGATTCAGGAAATGATAGACAACCACTGGCCATAAGTGATTCACGACGTGGGAGACAACCAATTGATATAAGTGATTCGTTGAAATTAAGATAACCATGTTCAACAAGTGATTCAAAAACTTCAAGATAACCAAGTTTGATAAGTGATTCACGGAGCACAAGACAACCATCGGATGGAAGTGATTCAAAAACAGCAAGACAACCAAGCAATAGCAGTGATCCAGTCAATGATAAGACAACCATGAGGCGAAAGTGCAGCCTCCGAGCAATCGGGGGCTTTTTTTATGCCCATTATTTTAAATATGATAATTATCATATCGTCATACGACGAAAATCATTGTAAAATAATTTTTTTTGTGTAAAAGAAAATTGTATAACTTTACATCAAATAATTTCAACAATGGCAAAGGAAAAGATTAAATGTGTGGTTCGGGGTAAGATACTCGAACTGTCTCCTACTGCTTACGAAATGGCAAAGGAATATTTCGGGGCTGCAAAGGTATCTGATCTGAACATCTCTAAGCCTATTGAACTGAGCAAACCGATTCTGATTCCGAAGATTAACGTGAAGGTTGAGAAGCCGGAAGAACTGACTATCAAAAAGACTGAGGCGGCTAAGATACTCGACGCCCCGCCGCCCGAAGGTCCGATGATTACAGAACGACCTGCAAGGAAAGTCACGAAACCCAGAGCCAAAAAGAAATGAAAGAGATAACCTCCAAACGGACAAAGCAGACCCAGTTCATCACCGATGAAGAATGGGATTGGTTGAAGGAACACGGCAAAGCCAAGAATTTCACAATGAAAGAAATGGTCATCATAAAGAAGCCTGTAATCAATAAGGAGATTCTGATGCCGGAAATACAAACTAAAAAGAATAAAAAATGACTGAAGCTGAACAGAAAAAGCTCAATGGGTTTTTGTCCAAAACCTTAAAAATGGACGACGAGGAATTGGCCAGCCTTTACAACGAGGCCGGGGAGTTGACCTCCTTAACCGCAGCTGAACAAGCCGATACCGCGAGAGTAACGAAACTCAAAGAGGATCAGGCGAGCCAATACAAGCGAGGCCAGAAAGAAGTGGCAAGCAAGATGGAGGCGCAGTTGAAGGATAAGTTTGGTGTTGACTCCGATTTAACCGGAGTTGAATTAGTTGATTTCATTCTGACAACTGAACTCGAAAAAGTTAAAGGCAAAGGTGATGAAGATATTACGGCTCACCCGGAGTATCTGAAACTGAAAAGCGAAAGCGACCGTATGCTGAAGGCAAAAGACAAGGAATGGCAAAAGAAGATCGAAGATCTGGAGCTGAAACACGCCAGGGAATCGATGTTTTCTAAAGTCAAAGAACGTGCTTTTGCTGAACTTGATAACCTGCGTCCAATACTGCCCGAAGATGCGAAGAAAGCCCAGAAATGGAAAGAGAAATACATTGAGGACTTCCGTGCGTACGACTTCACAGAGCAGGACGGCATGATTGTAGTTCTGAAGGACGGGAAACCGCTTCAGGATTCACACGGGTATAACAAGTCCTTTGCTGACCTGGTAAAAGAAACTGCCTCTGAGATATTTGATTTTCAGACCGCAGATGACAGGACAAGCCCAGGCAACCGTCAGCAGCAGAGTAATATCATCGCGCCGCGCAACGAAGAAGAGTTCATTCAGAAGATGAGAGAGGCTAAGACACCGGAAGAACAAGCAAAAGTTATGGAGTCTTACCAATCTAAAAAACAATGAGTACAATAGGAACTGTTGACTGTGGCTTCTTAGCCACCTACCAGGGAAAAGCCGCACAGATGTGGACTGATCCCATTGCAAACATTGATCTTATCGGTGATGTCGAGGCTGCAAAAGCCGTGCTGGAGAACCAGCAGATTTCAATGACAGAACTGACCGGAAAGAAGAAACGCACCGTGAGCCTTGAGTGGCTTCAGAAGTGTGACATCACCACGACTGCGTGTACTGACGACTGTACGATTGACGGCGAAGATGCTGACCCGATCTGTAAGGAGTATGAAATTGAGTGCCTTCGTGAGACGAAGTTTAAGATGCCGAAACGTGCCTACCGCGAGAGGACTATCGAGATGGCAGAAGCCTTTGCATTTAATATGCTTCAGCACAAGAAAGCTCTCGATGAGTGGCTGGCTCAGTATATCGTAACAGGTATTCTTGCCGCTGCTGGTACGAACGCATACACTGGCGGTGTTGGAACTGTTGCCGGTGCGCTGACGACTATTCCTGCTGCTTCATGGAACGATTCAATCTGGGGTTATTTCAATCTTGTTACCAGGTACAACAAATTCAAATCACCGTACCTTCTGACCGGAGATAACCTGTATCAGCTTCTGTTCAACAGGATGCACGAATCAATGACTGAGGCCGGACGTGCTGCAATGTCAAAGATCGGAACGATACGGAAGATTTACCAGGACCCGGAGAATGTCGAGACTGTTGCTCCGAACCATACGTTCCTGCTGCATAAAACCGCCGTTGCGTTCATTAACAAAGCATGGAATCCGCTTGGTGCTGCAAATGCTGTTCCCGAAGCCGGTGTTTATGCTCTGTGGTCAGAACCGTCAAACAACATCCCCGGTGTGTATTATGACATCATCACTCAGGAGACTTGTGTTGAAAATGAGTTCTACCTTGCCGCAAAGGTTCAGCTTCACGGGCTGTTTGCCGAAAATCCGCTGCCGTGCGACGAAACCAACACGGGCGTATTAGCATTTGCCTGCTCATAATAAAAACATTATGTTTGAATAACACGACAAAGGATATTCTAATTTTGGGATATCCTTTGTTATTTGAACTATGGAAGAATTAAGTAAATGTAACTGCGGTTCGCGCAGGACAATCCGCAGACCAAAAACAATAAAGAAATGAGTGCGTTACCTCCATGCTGGGATTCCGTTGTAGGGTTCACGCGAACCGATGATACGTGCATCGACGATGCTTATCCTGCGAATTACTCCGAGAGTCTTTCGGGGTTATATGTCGATGAGCTGCAAGGGATGACCCTGAGGATACTCGACAACACCGATAACTCTACAACGCTGTGGGAGAAGATGACCCGTGCACGAGAGAACGCTATCCGCACGTTCCAGACCGATCTCATGATGGAGTTGACTAACTACAAAGAACCAACTCGCAAACGCTTCACGGGTGACATAGGGGGCAAATCATTCACGCGAACCATAAGCGGCTCGACTTATTACGGGGTGAGGATGTATTCAGACATCCGGGGCGGTAAGTTTATTCTTCGCGGTGTGTCATTGATTCTTAATTCAACTGAGGCGGTTAACCTGCTTATTTATGATGAGTATGACCTGCTTTATACCATTCCGCTGACCTCAGAAGCCGGACGGCCTCACCGGACTGACATAGCAGATATTGAATTTAACCTTGACCGGAACTATTATTTTCTGATCTCACCCGTTGGGCTTCCGTATTCGAATAAACTGACTTGCGGTTGCGGCGGGTATAAGTGGTGCTTCTGTATTGATGATCCGTGCTATCGCATATCGCGTGACCGCTGGACTGAATGGGCTATGGTCGCAGGTGTTTATGGCGATGACCTGACCGTGCGTGAGGACTGGCCAACGGTGCGCGAAGCCTCAGGGATGATCCTTCACGGCAACTTCACTTGTAATATCTTTGATGCTCTTTGTACTGATGACAGCGACTTCGTGAACAATGAACTTGATGCTGCAATGGCATGGGCTATTCTTTACAAGACGGGTGAGTTCCTGACGAATTACATAATGGACACCGGAGAGGTAAGCCGTTATACTCTTTTGGGAACTGAGGCTCTGAATGAAAACCGGATGTACTATAATAAACGTTACGCCGTACTGATGGACTGGATTGCTCAGAATATGGATGATGAGCGTAATGATTGCTTGAAGTGTAAATCACCAATGGGGCTGCGCCGGAGAACTCAGATGTTATGAAAGCAGACGAAGCGATACGGAGGATTGAATTTATAGTTGATAAGACTGTGTCAGACTGGGGCAATGTCATGTTAGAAGTAGCTCAGACGGCTGATACAATGATAAAGGACCGTGTGATTAAAACAGGTCAGAACGCACAGGGAGAACAGTACGATCCGTATTCAACTAATCCGATGTTGACCAACTGCTCACAAATGACACAATCTGCCTGTAATAAAAAAACAGGGTCAAAGGCAAAGCGTAAAGAACTGAAATGGGTGACACTGAAAAGAGGCGGTAAAAATATACGACTGTTTGAGCTTGCCGGAGGATATAAGGAGTTTCGGGAACTTCACGGGCGACAGACTAACTTCGTGGACTTTGCATTTTCGGGTCGCATGTGGGCAGATGTGCAGGTTGTATCTGGAGATGATGAACATAAACTTGGCCGCGCACGGATAAGCACACTATCGGAAGAACAGATGAAGAAGCTCGCTGGTAACACCGAGCGCAAAGGTACTATTCTTGACTTATCGACTGACGAAACTAATGCGCTGGCTCGTATAATTGAGAAGCGTTTAACTGATTTGTGGAGGCAACAGGGATTCTTATGAACAACAAGATAGCCAATATCATCGTAGATTACATCAAAGACCTGCCGTGGATTGATAAGCTCGCAGGGATGACACAGGTGGCAAAGATACAGCAGACCTCAGATAATAGAAAAGTAGAAAAGCGGTTTCCTATTTCATGTGCAATGGAATATGATGATGCCTGCAAAGACGGGTGTTATGACGAACTTGCCCCTAACTCCAAATATCAGTCGGTGGTTTACTTTGAGGACGGGTCGTTCTCATTCCGTGAACGCAGTGGTAAGAGGTTATACTACGAAAGCAATATCCGTCTGGTGGCATGGTTAAATTATAAGCTATTGGAGGGCGCGGGATGCGGTTCTACGGGTGAGTATATTCTTGACATTATCAAAGCATTGCCGGATGTGCCTCAGGACATTGACTCGATGAGAGGGATGATGATTACTGTCACTTCGCAAGCAAGAAGGGATTCAGGGATATTTTCGGCCTATACATATAATGAGCATCAGACGCAGTATCTGATGGCACCTTATGATTATTTTGCTTTGGATATTAAGACTGAGTTCTTTGTGATTCCTGAGTGTCATGAACCTAATGTTGGAGGATGTGTGGAATGTTAGAGATATTAAAGATATCAGTTGTTGCCTATGTGATTTTCATTCTTATGTCACCTGGGATGATCTTTTCATTCTATGCGCGACTGATTGACCGGATAAAATGGGATTGGCTTTATAAGCCACTGGGTGGCTGCCTGATGTGTTTTTCAGGGCAGATTGCGTGTTGGTATTATCTCTTTACTCACCTGAAGGGATACAATTTCTTTGACCATATTGTATTTGTTTCAGCAGTGATATTGATTGTAATGATACTTGACAAACTTATAGATTATGAGTCTTAGAACAATAGATTTTAAAGAAAAGAAATTTACTTGCGGAGGCCGGACATTTTATGTTCAGGACTCTCTGTCGTTTAACCGATTCCGGGAGCTACAGCGTATCTCGATTGAGTTTGGATTCTCAACTACTTTCGTAGAGCTTTTCAAAGAGATTCAAAAGGCTTATGACTTTGTTCAGACGAATAAGAACTGGGGCGACCTGGCCGTTACGCTTTACAATCTTCTGCACGGGGTTGCAGCTATTGAAAACAAAGACGCTGCTGCACTGAGGTTGTGTGCATTGTTTATCAATGAATCGGACGAGGATGTGACGGTGTTTGACGAAGCGAAGATGAAGGATAAAATAGAGTGCTGGAGTAAGGAGCTTGATGTAAGCCCTTTCTTCCACTTGGCAGCCAGCTTGGTGGACGGTTGGATGCCAGCCTACAACATCACTATCCGAAATACTTTAAACGAGGAGAAACCGAAGGAGTAAGAAACATTTATAAAGAACTTGTTACGAATGAAAAATACTGGACCGATTTACTTTATACGGTGTGCGACGGAAAGGCGACAGAGATTGATCGGTTGTGCCGGTTTGATGTATTTGAGTTCTTTGGGTTCATTTCAAACTTTGAAAAGCGAATAAGCGATGGCCGAAAAAATAGAACTGCAAATCGTCGCGGATAACGCGGATTACATCACAAAGACTAAGCAGGTTGAGGATGCAACGAAGTCAATGCAACGCAGTGTTCAGGAAGGAGAGAAGCGGCAAAAGGGGCTTATTGAAGATACTACTGATGCATTAAAGAAATACGAGCAACAGCGCAAGAAAGCATACAAGCTCGAAGACCTTGAGCGGTATAATAAGAAAATAGCCGAAGCGAAGCAGACGCTCAAAGAATACGAACAGGCAGGTCTTAAAGTTGATGAGGCTCAAAAGAAACAAGTCAAAAGCACCAATAATCTTTGGAGTAGTATTAAAAAACTTGGTGCAGCTTATTTGTCTGTTAATGCTGCGATAAAGGTCTTTAAGGCTATTATGGCAAGTACACAGCCAACGGCTGACTTCTTGAAACGCGAAATTACGGGGTTTAAGTTTGCACTTGATGAACTTTGGCGTTCTATTGCGACAGGTGAAACAAGCCTGAAGAATCTGGCTGAGGGGTTGAAAGCAGCACGACAGGCAGGGCGTGAGTATGCTGATGAGCAGGATTATATAAATGACCGCCAACGAGAATTAACGATTCGTGAAAGCGAACGTAAGTTTGAACTCGCTGAGCTTGCAAAGATATATCGTAACACTGGACTGGCTTATTCGGAACGTGCTGAAGCCGCAGAGAAGTATATTCAGAAAACAATAGAAGGGGAGCAGGAAGCTCTGGAACTTGCTAATCTCAGACTTGAGAGTGAATTGAAACGCGCCCGCGAGATTATGGGTATAAGAGCAGAGGCAGATAGTGAAGAGGCAAAAGCGGCCAACGCCCAGATACTCCTTAATCTGAAACAGAATAAAGCGTTTGAAGAAAATAAAAAGGCTATTGAAGATTACCGGACGGCAGTATCTAATCTCGCAGCCGAAGAAGCCAAACGCGCCGAAGTAAGTGTTTCGCCCGAAGGGGTGTTGATGCCTTCTTCTGGAGGCCCAGATCCGGTACTTATTAAAGCATATAAAGATCAGATTGCCGGAACTTCGGCAGAGATAGTGAAACTGTCTGATGATCTTGAAAAATGGCAACTTGTTAATGATGATGTACGTAATAATATCGTTTCGGCACTGACCGCAATAGAAGATGCAAAAACACGGGCCGTGACAAGCACTGTGAGGGCAAATATTGCCATTGAGATGGCGAACAACGAACAGGTCAAAGATGAAAAGAAGTCGCAAGATGACCGATTAAAGAACCTTGAAAAGTTCATTCAGGCTACGGCACAACTCCGAGATGAATATGAACAGGCCCAGATTGAACAACTGACCGGAGTTGAACGCATACGCGCTGAACAGGAATTTGAGTTAAGGCAGGTGCAGTTACTTGAGGATCATCTTCGTGAACTTGGTGACTTGACAGAAGAACATTATAAATACCTTGACGGGTTACGTGCCTCGGCTAACCTTCGTGCTGAACGTGCCGTAAGAGTTGAACAACAGACGGAACTTGACTATTGGAATGATTTTTACGATGAGGCCATAAGTGAGAGAATGAAGTTCTACGACTTCCGTGAAGAGCTTGACATTAAGACTGCTGAACTTGCCGGAGAACTCACCGGACGTAAGGAGTTAGAGATTCAGAAGAAGTGGTTACAGGCACGACTTGACCTGTTGAAAGCATCAAAAGACCCTGAGTTACTCGCCCGTGCGGAAATTCTTGACGCTGAAATTGGACTTATTCAGCAAAAGATTGATGGCATAGACGCAAGTGAAACCATCTGGACAAAGATGGGATTCAATGATGAGCAGAAAGAAGCATTACAGGGCGCAGTTAATGATACAATTGATGCGTTAGATCAGATATTTGATGCACGGGTAGAAGACGCACAACGGACACGCGAACTTCTCGACACTCAGATCAGTGAAACGCAACGGGCATTAGAGGCTGAAATGGAACTCATGAAGGCCGGTTTTGCTTCAAACGTAGATGCCAAGCGTAAGGAACTTGAAGAACTCCAGAAACAAAGGGAGGCCGCCCTTAAAAAAGAAGAGGCCGCGATAAAGGCAAAACGCAAACTTGAAACCGTCACACAGACAGTGTCATTGATAACAGCCGCCGCCGAAACATTTAAGGCATTCCCAGGTCCGCTACTTCCGATTGCCATTGTGACGGTTGCGGCGATGTTTGCGGCCTTTGCTGCGGCGAAACTTAAAGCAGCAGCAGCGGCTAAACTCGCTGAAGGTGGTGCGGGGACTGAAACGGGAATGATTACAGGACGTTCACACGCACAAGGGGGCGAAAGATTCTTAGATCATGTAGAGGTTGAGCGCGGTGAGATGTGGGGTGTTCTGTCGAAACGGGCAACGGCTAAATATGGCAAACAGTTTGGTCAGATCGTTACTTCGTTTAATAAAGACCAGATTCCGGTTCAGCAGATGGCAGACGTTCATAACAACATATTAGTGGATGTGTCCCAGACGAATGAAAGACTTGACCGCGTACAGGGTGAGTTGATTAAGCTTAACCGGCATTTTGGGTTGAGTGCAGAAGTGATTGA